TAGTTTCTATACGATCAGGAAACCAAACCCTCATGTATGTTCCTCCATCTTTATCTACTTCTTCTCTAATTTTAAGATAGTCTAAAACATATTTACCATTAGGTTCTCTTTTAAAATTCCAATCTAAAACATTCTCAGGTGTTACGATTGATATGTAAGGTCTTACTTCTTGTTGTAATTCTTCTGCTCTTGTTCCTAATGTTAGATTCGGTTTATCTAAAATCATAAAACAATGACCATAAATAGAAGAATAATTTTGTGCTTGTTTGATTACATTATTGAAATTGTTACCATCTAAATCTGCATCTCTTAAAAATGTGTCTAAACTTTGTTCTTCAGACATAGAACCAAAATCTCTTGATGGTTTGACTCTAAATAAAAAAGATGAGTAGATTTGTATCACGTTTCTACAATGATTATCGCAAGGTGTATTAGCAAGTCTTTGATTGAACTCGTTGTCTAATTCAAGATTGTATCTGTTTAAGTATTGACCAAGAGTATAATCATAACCACCATTATAAGATCGTATGTAATATTCCCAATTCATTACATTTTCTTTGTAATCTTTGTGTACGTTTAGTGCAGAGTCTCTTGAATATGCCATTACTTAATTGCCCATCTTGCTGGTTTAGAATATGGAATATTGCTTGTAAGTGGTTTAATGTAATCAATTAAATATCCTAAAGCATCATTCATATGGTCAAAACCTTGTTCCTTGTCAGGAATATTTGTGTTTTCCTTGTATATTTGTCTTTGTAATCCTTTTATCATTGTTTTACAAGATTTAGAAACAAAAATATATCGCTTACCCTTAGAATCTTTTAGCTTACTATTTACTGCATTGACTCTATCTCTTATTGATGGGTGTTTGTGTTTTACTTTTACTTTGAAACCAGCATTTTGCAATATAGATAAATCAGTTCTACCACCAGCAGAAGTTTTACGTTGTTTAGAAGCTGGGTCAGGATAAACAAATATTTGTGCTTTAGAACCATATCTATCTCTTATTTCTTGGCACATTTCATCAGTATTACTTGAATAAATTACTATCTCATCTACTACATAAATCTTATCTTTTTCTATTTGTGCAACACAAGCTGACATTGGGTCTACGTTAAAGTCCATGCCCAAATGAAAAGGTTTAGTCCAATCTATTTTCTTTTCTATTACTGAATCAACAGGGTGAAAATTGTAATATACAGCACCAGCATAATTTTCAAATGTTCCCTCAAACTCTTGTCTAAAAGTTCTAATATCTATATCTTGTTTAGCTTGTTCTATTTCTTCTTTAGAAACCATACCACCTTGAACAGTAGTATATTGAAAGCTTTGCCATTGATCATCTTGCTTACCTTTTAAATACATCTCATAAGACCAATTACCATAACCTTTAGGTGTTCCACACATCAACACATCTCCAAGTGTATCTGCAACAGAAGCCCTTAATACTTCAAACCAAGTTCTTTTGTCTATATCTGCAAACTCATCAAGTATTAAAAAATTTAATCCTGTTCCTCTAAGTGAGTCGTAATTCTCTGCACCTTTTAGTGATATTGTGCTGTGTGATTTTCTTATTTTTATTGTAAGTGTAGTTTCGTTTATATCCTCTATCCAATTAAACTGATTTAGCATTTCTTTTAAATTAGACCAGCAAATCTCTTTAGCCATTTTAAAAGTTGGTGCTACATACCATATCTGCTGATTAGGTCTTGATGCGTACTTCATCATTTCAGTAATACATAAATAAGTCTTACCGAATCTTCTACCTGATATTAGAACTCTAAATCTTTTATCTGACGAACTGACCTCGTATTGTGGCTTAGTCAATTTGATTTTCATATTAGGTCGTTGATACTTCCTCACATCTAAAATTAATCATTATCTTTCCACTATTTACATCTAATTTACCTAACTCTTGGTTTATCGTAAGTGCGTTTAAATATCCAGCAGTAGAACAATCATGAAAGCTGTCATAGTATTGAAAATTAGGGTGAGGGTCAGAACATTGTTGATAAATAGCAGAACAGATTTGTATTACTAACATATATTTCATAGCCAATTTATTATTCCCCAAATGCCAAAAATTAAATACATAGTTTCCATGTACAATCTTGGCATTGATTTAGACCTGTAAGAGTCGTAAATCCATATTGCACAGGACATCACCGATAAACACCAACCTAAAGATTGAAGATAATTTATTTTAAATGTTGTTAATATTATTACACTACAAAGTGCTAAAAGGAAACCACACCATCTCAGCTTTCGTATTGCACGATTCAATCTGACCATAATGTGTCCTCATAATTAATTACTTAAAGAAATGATTTTGACAATCTTCTTTGCTCCCATATATATTTCTGTTTCTGCTTTGATTTTTTGACAGCTAAATCTTACATTGTTTGGATTTACCTCACGTTCCGCCAAACGTTTTGAGCGGAGACAATCGGACATTTTGTTTTTGTAAGTTGCCTCTATGACATCACCTTTTAAAAATAATAATAATGCTACCACTGACTCTATCATTTGTAATTTCCATTTGCTCTTACTTTGTCTTTTAATACTTCTAAAGACTCAGTTATTTTATCTACGTCTTTTATCAATCGTTCTATATTAACTTTATTATTCATCATCTCATCTACTCTTTTAACTAATTTTTCTATTTCTACAATACTATCTTCTATTAATAAAAATTGTTCTGCATCTGCTGGTAAAGAACCCATTTCACCTCTTGGCCACTTAATCCTAAACTCTGTGTTTTTTTCTAAATCACTTTCCATAAGTTTAAGTTTTGTACTATGAACATTGAGAGTTTCTACAACACCAAAATATGCCCATACACCAACTGCAACAGCACCAATGATAGCAACTAAATTTCTTATTGGTAAAGAAATCTGTGTGTTGTCATTTACTTTCATAATCTTTTGTAATCCATTCTATAATCTTTTTTAGAATCTTTTTAAACTTCTTCATAATCTAAATCCTTTTCGCCAAGTTCGCATTGCCCAAAAAGCTGGAGATAAACTTTTCTGTCCTCTTACCTTAGCCAAAATGGGTCTAAATCTAGCAAAAAAACTTCTGCGTCTAGCATCATCACTTCTGCCTATACTCATACCTTTTGCACCAAAGTTTACCTTTTGGACTCTACCTGTTTTTCTATTCCTAACAAATACTTGGAATTTTTTTACATTTCCACGCATTACTTTGTTAAGCTTTACTGTTCTTCCTCTATACTTTGCCATAAATTCTTAATAACACAAAAGCTTTCAGTATTAAACTTTATAAATTGTATACTTAAGAGTTAGTTCCTCGCCTTGATTTACGTCTTTTATAGTATGTAAAAATGACTTATTTCCAACTGTTATTCTTACACAATTAGGATTGTCTTTGTGATTGATAAATCCACCTAAAGGAGTTCTAAAAATCTCATCATTAATTAAGATATGAGTTATGCCTAATTGAGTGCCATTTTTAATATCTTGTGTAGCGAATAATCCTAGACCATTGATACTACTTGGTTTGATTGTAAGCGACTCAGGTAAAGGTTTGTAAGTCATTGAGGTTCTTCTCCATCACAAATATACCCTATAACTTGTTTGTCTTTATACTCGTGATAGACGTGGTTTGAGAATAGCTTACGTTTTTTCTGTTCGTGAACTCTAACATTTGTATGAAACCAGCTAGAGCAAGACTCGTGTATTTCAAATGAGTCTAATTTAATGTCTCCAAATGTGGTGAGATAAAGCAGAGTGATAATAATAGGTTTCATCTTACAAAATGTCTAGGTCTCCATTTATTACAAACATAGACATCTTTTACACCAAAACTTTTATAAATATTACAAAATGATCTTTTATTGCTGTATTGCCCACAGTTACCACAGCTTCCTCTACCTTGTGATTGTCTAAAATCTTGTGGCAATCTAAAATCTATCATCTCACCATTAGGATAAAAATTACTTCTCTTTTGAGTCATCTTGTTTTGCCTTGTAAAATAGTTCTAAAAATTTTCTATAAGCTAAACCTGATTTGTACTCATCTTCTTGTTCAGATTGTTTTTTTAAATCTTTAAGCATTTTTTCAAACTCTAAAGCTTCTTTATCTGATACTGTCATCTGCCTTGTCCTCTACCCATAGCTTTCCGCATTTGTTTTCTTGATCTGCCTTTTCTTTTGTTTTTATTCATTGTTCCTGTAATTGCTCGTCTGCCTATACTTGTTCCCTTATAAGTTTTTTCATAAACAACTGTCTGACCAAAGACATTTCCTTTTCTTTTAGCCATCTACTTTTTCTGCTTCTATAATAAGTGGTAAAGGTTCTGTTACATTTGTCTGTTGTACTTTATCAGACATACCTAAATAGTTTTTACTTAAAAATATCTGCATCATAGTATTGTCTTTTTTAACAGCTTTATCGTACATTTTTTTTCTTAAACTTGCTTTTCCACGTTCTTTGTATTGGTCAATAATTTCGGCAAAATTTCTTTTTAATGTTCTTGCTGATACGTTCATTACAGAAGCTATCTCATAAGTCGGACAACCAATAGAAGCTAGGTTTTTCAATATCTCTACATCAACTTTTGCTTTCGGTCTGCCTACTTTTGATTGTGTTTTAATTGTGTCTTTTGCCTTAATTTTGTCAGGTTTCATATTCCTATATTTCTATCTTATTCATAGAAACAATACAACCAATTGGAAAACAATTACGATCTGAGAATACTGCCTCATTTTCGTCATAACTTGCAAAAGTCCATAAATATTTTTTATCTTTTTTAAAAACGTAACCTTGTGATACCATCTTAGCTGGTCGCATATTTAAAAAATCTTTACTATCTGCGTGTCCAGCATCACCTAAAATATCTAACCATTTAATTGAATAAAAATAATATTTTTTCTTATCAATTAT